AATTACGACAAGATCACCTTCTTTCATACCATGATTAGGTTGTTTGACACGAAGAATTTTTTGATTAGAACCAAAAAATGCTGAAGTTCCTAGAGTATCGTCAACTGAAATAGCATTGTCAGGAAGATCTACACTGTCCAAATTATCATTTACCAACTCAATATTTGCTGTTCCTGCGGTATTGAATACACATCTGTTAGCAACAAACTTGAGATCTTGTAATTTATCTTCGACCCACGCAGAAGAATTTTGTGACTTATACAGCGACCCTACATTTGGTTGAGCTGCTGCAGCGATACCACTATTTAAAAGCGTATCACCTATTACTGAACTGTATAAAGTATAATCTTTGGATGATGTAGTTACGACTACAGCATACATTGCATCATTTTGTAGATAAACAGGTGACTTAAAATTAAACTTAGTTTTATTGGAAGCATCAGTTGAAGATGAAATTCCCATTCTAACTGCTGGATTTGTCACTTTAAATACCGCTGTGGCAGATGCTAAATTGTCGCCACCAGCAATAATTACTGTAGGTGCGGTATAATAACCAGATCCTTTATTAGTTAGATTAACATCGTAAACTTTGCCGTTATAAATTTTAGCTGATGCACTAGCGGAAGAACCAAATGATCCACCGATATCGCCAGTGATATTGACTGTTGTAGTTGAATCAACATATTGAGAACCAAAACTAGTAACTTTAATTTCTTCAACTACACCGGAATCATTATCTACATTAAATGTAGTGATAGTGATAGCAGGAGATCTATTGACCGTGAATTCTTCACCGGCAAGAAATTCAATTCCATTATGGTTTGAAAGAATTAAGTTATATCTAGCATTTGCTGTTGTGACACTTAAATTAGTTTTAATTGTTCCTACAGCACCAGAAGTTTTTCCAGTGATTGTTTCCCCAGCAAGGAGTGTAATACCAGAAGGAACATCAACACTCATTTTAATTCTAAGTCTAGTGTCAGAATCCATAGTGCATTCACTAAATGGTAAAACTGTTCTCGTAGGAACACCACCATTAGTTTCTGTTAAATATACACTTACAGGTCTGTTAGTATTTTCTTCGGTTGGAGTTGCTTTATTTGCAAAGTAAAGATCAATACTAGAGAGGAATAATCCTTCTTCAAAACCAGAAACTTTAAATGTCTGAGCAAGAGGATCTAGTAATCCAGACTGATTGATATTAACTAGTGAACTGCCAATATACTGAACAGTATCAGAATTTGAAGTTGACCTTCTGCTGATATAAGGAACTCTGGTAGATTGGATAGAAGTTGTGAATGTTTCAGGTAATCCAGTTACGTTATATGATGTTTCTGCAAAAGTAGCAACATCTGCATTGGAACCACTATTCGTAGCACTTGAAGTTAATCTAAATGATTTACTACCAACAACAAATGATCTCTTGGAACTTGTGGTGTCGTAGAATGTTCCGGGAGAAGTTTGTAAATCAATTGTCTTCTTAGTTTTGATTGGAGCATATCCATTAGGAACTAAGAAAATACCACTGATGCTTCCATTATCATCAGTAACGATATCTTCACCGAAACCTTTTTCAGCATATCCAGCAATACCAGTAAATGGTGTTGTGATATTAGTTACATCATCTGGATTTACCCATGAAGAAACTGAGATACCATCGAAGAAAGCATACAACTTAGTATTTGGTTCTAAACCACTAACAACAAATTGAACTTTCTTACTTCTGATATAAGGATTATAAGGAATTGCCAAAGATCTTTGACCTCTGTCTAATGAAGCAGATCCATAAGGTGAAACTCTATTTAATGTACCATTTCTGGATCTTGTTCTAGTCTTACTAGCGATAGCAACATCAGGTACAGAAGCAAATTGATTAGAAGAACCAGTAAAGTTGGTAGAGTTATTCAGAGCATACGTTGGCGTTCCAGTCCATGAGATCTGCCATTCATTCCAAAGACTTCCCCACAATTCAGGATTGTTATTTTTGATATTATCAAAAACGGAGTTCTCATTTACAATTAACTCAGGTGCATTATAAGTATCTTTCCACTCATCAATATTGGGTTCTAATATCATCATACCAGCAAACTTTGCTGATTTATTTGGATTGACTGTAATAGTTTTAGTAGCAGCTAAATTTTCTACTGTTGTTATCTCAGTATAAGGTAGCATGATAAGCTCACCTTTTCTTACATATCCACTAGCAGTTCTTTGAGCGTCATTTAAATCTTTTTCAATAAGACTTGTTTGGGATGAGGCATAACTAGGTCTCAAAATTCCTAGTTGAGTGTCAACAGCACATTTGTAATCTGTTGATGCTGTATTACCAATTCCATGTCCTTCAAAGTTATCTACAAGAATACCATTCTTGAACCTGTCATTACCAAACTCGTCTCTGACTTGGGTATTAAATGTATCCTGCTCCAGGAGACTTAATACTGTATAGTATTCAAGTTTCTCAACTCTCTTCTCCAGTTTACCGATATCACGCATCGTGTAACGACGGTTATCGAAACTCTTGGAAGTGATGTCAGAAAGACTGTAGGTATAAGCAGGGATGTTTAAGTGGTATAAAAGAATACCATCAGAAATTTCTTGAGGTGTTTGTGGATTTAATGCCGGAGTTCCTTTTGAAACAACAAAACCACCACTCTTACTAATGTAAACAGCATCAATTCTATTCAGATAGAATTCATATCCAGAATCAAAAGATGTTCCTGCAATAGGAAGTGTGGATGGTGAAGATCCGGTTCCAGTAAACTTAAGAGCATTTACAGTTACTTTATCACTATATCCAGGAAGAACCGTAGCTGTGTCTAGACCATCATAGTCAGAAACTCTAGGTCTAAAGTCAACTGTATCTCTAAGTGAAATTTTTCCATAAACACTTGAGTCATAGTATGGAATATCACTATAAGTAATATTAGTGTATGAGTCTACTGTGAAATAATCACCGGTATTAACACCACCAATATGTTTGAAGTAATCGAATACCACAAGAAGTTTGCTGGTAGGTGCAATTGCTCCTGGTTTTAGTGTAATACGAGCAAGGTCATAATGCGTATCTCTTTGACCACCATCGAAACTGAATCGATCAGTGACTTGAACATCATTATTAGTAGCATCTGCGGCAGTAGCAGACATATAAACTGCTTTTAATTTCAAACCATCAGCATACTCAATGGGAATTGATGGATCTGAAAATCCAGTAGATACATTATATTCTTGATTTTCTACAAGAATTTTAGTCTTAGGAGAAGTATCTGCCTTTCTTACAGGAGCAATTAACTTGAATGGAATGTCGGCAAATGTAGCACCAAGGTCAAGCGTGATACTCTGAGCACTGCTACCCAAAGATACTGTAGGGTTACTGGGATCATTATTACTGATATCAAGTAATTCACCAGTATTTGGGTTTGACATCACATAATTTTCTGATGTATACCCGAGGAACTGTTCGTTTGTTCCCACACTAATACTAATAGAACCACTACCATCTAGATTTCCTAAGAATTCTTGTTGTACTGTATAATCAATATTGGTGTTATTAGCATCCAACACCATTGTTTTTACATGCTTATTTGGCAGTGGGTATAATAAAGTATTGGATTCTGCACCAGAAAGTTTTGAACGAATTCTGGAAATTTTCTTAGTCGCGAATGCTGAAAGAACAGCACCATAGATAAAGATTTTAGCAGAACCTGAAGTACCATCAGGCACCGAATATTTTGTCAAGTATTTTCTGGTAACACCAGCATTATCAACAACAGCAATAACATCTCCTTTTACTAGATCTACATCTGGTCTGGAACCAAGATTGTCTGCAGTAATAAAATAGTCTCCTTCAGTGCCACTAAATGTAGCTCCATTATCAATATAGAAAGATAAGTCATTGCTATAAATATCACCTGCAAAATTATTTCCTGTCGTAGCATTAAAGAAACTCTTCACAAAAGATGAATCATAATTTACAATAGTGCTATCATTTAAATCTGCAACAACANCNCATCCACTACCAGTTGGATCAACAATTTCTATAGTAGGAGCAGTCGTAAATGTTCCTAATGCTGCCCTCGCAGCATCTGTGATAACAATAGATCTAATTTCATTATTTAAAATAGTGACATTTGAAGATCCAATTTCAGTAAGTCTATTTACACCATTAACATTGATTGCAGTGATGTCTGTATTTGCTGCATATGTCGCCCCAAAAGATGCCACTTTAAGTGATGCTAAAGAACCTTTTGGTTCTACAAAATTATATGGTGTTGTAGTTCCATCCTGCTCTGAAAGTAAAGTTTCTGCATCAGTAAAACTACCAGAAACTCTGGATAGAATTAATTCATTTGTATCAGTAAGTAATTGCTCTACAATACCTCTGGCACCACTTGACTGTCCGGTAATAAATTTACCTACTGAGAAATTCAGTGGATTTTGGCATAAAATTTTAGTAAAATATTCTACACCAAACAAACCAAGTTTATGAAGGCATGATTTATCATAAACTCCTGCTGTAGAAGTTCCGGTTAGAAACTTGATGGATTTAGTTTTACCAATACCAATATAAGGTGTCGTAAGTCTTTCTGCTGTTTTCAATGTTCCTGAAACAGCACCCANGGTGATATTTTCACCGATACTAAATCCAACTGATGATGCTTTCGTAAGAATAGCAACTGCTTCATTTAAAGATGCGTTTAGTTGGTAATATCTAACTTGACCAGAAAGAGNACCNTTACTCCAGTTGCTATTTANTGCNANTANATCTGNNGNAGATAANGTCTCNANTGTAACCATCCAGAAATTTTCTGCTTCTGGTGCAGTGCCGTCNAGATTAGCAGTAGTCTGACCGAATNCAATNTCATTATACTTATCATATAGTTTCAGTTCCTGATATGCATTGGTNCTAAGTAATCCAGTACCAGTCAATGACNNAGACTTACTTTCAACATCAGGGAATGATAGAAGNTTAGTTACGGTGAAGTTAGATCCTTCACCGGGACTTAATGAATTATTTTCTTGTGTTTCAGTTGTTCTTGCTTTATCAATCTCAACATATCTTACTGATGTAGTTTCAATTTCGTAACCCTTTACATATGCCTTTCCAGGCTCAATAACTGCTACAAATTTACCTTCTGATCCACCCTGTAGTGCTGTATATACACCATTATTATCTGCCGTTGCTAAACTTTCTTTAAAGTTCAGTAAAAATTCTTTGACGACATAATCACCAGACTCATCAAATGTTCTTCTGGCAAGAATATCTTCAATAAGACCATTAGGAGAAACGAGATCTACAGTAGCATCAACATTTCCATTTCTTACTTGAAGTAACTCTACAAAATCTTTTTGTGCTTCTAAGTTAATAGGTCTTGTTACTAAAGTTACAGATAACTTAAGTCTGTGAGCACCAGGAGCAGCATAGTTAGAATAACCCTGAGCATTATCAAGCAGAGAGAAATCTTCCTCTGGCGTAATGAGTTGCTCTGATACAATAAAACCTACTTTATAAGTAGGAGTATTGCCATACTTGTCTAGAAGTATAGTAGAATTCTCATTTTTTACCAAAGATCCATTAATAAAGTAAATACCTTCTCTAACTGAAACAGCAGAACCATATCCCATGGCACTACTTTCAGTAGGTTTCACATTTCCAGTAATACCAACAATCGCTGTTGGGGATCCTGGAGTGTTTGCTGTAATTGTTTCACCTTCACTAAATGTAAGTGCTGTATTACTATTGCCACCAGTTTCATACTTAACAAATAAAGTAGGGGAATCTGTTGATGTAGAAACTGTAGCATTTAATACCGTAGCAACTACACCAGAAATATTGCCAGTCATTTTCTTACCGATATAATCGGTAATTTGTAAGTTATTTGTGAAGGAACTTACCTTCACATAACTATACTGTTTATCTACAATAACTTCCCCAGGAACAACAACAGATCCCTGCCTAAAGTTTGCTTTAGCAAGGCTCTCAACTTGACTTTGTAGAATAGATTGTAGAGTTGTTAACTCCCTAGATTGAATTGAGTATCCAGGTCTGAAAAGAACTCTATAAAAGTTACTATTCGGATCAAAATCATCAAAGTATGGAGCTTTGTTTAGATTAGTACTCTGGGGCATATTACTAGACTAGAATGTTGTTTTGATCTTATATGGTATATATTAGAATTCTACGACCAATTTGACATCTTCAATTTGATCAATAGAACGAGAAACAGTTCTTCTGTTCTCAACATAAATGATGTCACCAGTATATTTTTTAATTTCTGATGGTGAGTAACCATTAGCAAAAGTCAAATTTGAAGTAGTCAAACTATAAGTAGTATCTGGAGTTTCGACAGATGTAGAAAGTGCTCCAGTGATCGCATTTGAACCAGAGAAAGGAGTTAAATCTCCACCTTGATTTCCAGTAACAATGTGCTCGTAGCTGCTCTGATAAATTTTAAGGATTTTAGTGCTAGAATCCCAAGAAACAACTTTACCGGAAGCACCAGTTGTAGTTTGTGTAACAGTCTCATCAATATTAAATGAAGCA